GGTTGCGGTCGATGTGTCAAAGCTGCCGGTTGATCTGCAAGAGGCGATCTATGCGCTGGCCGACGATCTCGAATTTGAACAGGAGGATCCTGACTATGACTGACAACAACCACCCTCGCTTTGCCAACCTGCGCACCGGAGGCAACATGCCCCGCAAACGCCCAGGCTTGATCCGCGACGCCATCAGTCTGTTACTCATCATCGCCATGTGTGTGGCGTTTTATGTGGTGACACCGTGAAGCAACCCGCCTAAAACCACACCGTAAACCGACCATCCTGCCCGTCGTGTGGGTGATGTACGAAGCACTCCACCGCCTGACGGTTGATGTACCCGTTTCGGTGATGCCAACCATCAGGCGATGACGGGCTGCGGACATGCTCAATCTGGATGTTGTCGCCTTCCATACTGCGGGCCGCGTTGTGCATCATGGTCATGCCGATGTGATCTTTTTCGCGCTTGTGTGTCGTGACGCCCACCGCCTTGCGCGTCTTGTGGTGGACGTGGTGAAGATACCAGTAGCGGTGCAGGCAATCTGAAACATGCGCGCGGGCCTCGGTCATCATCAGTGGATACAGGTCGGCTTCTTTCGCGCCGTCGCCGTGTGTCATGCCAATCAAGTTGGATTCGAACCTGTAATATTTGCGGTGCATTTCCGACAGGTTATATTCTGTCGCGGTCACATCCGGCGCATTTCTAAACCACGCGCCCACTTCGCGCGCCAGGCACCAACCCATCAGCCAATCGTGATTCGACGGGCAGAATATCAGATCAACCGGCGCGGTCAGGCGTGCCAGTTCAATGCACTTGACGTACCCCGCGAAGGCATCCCGATACATTTGATGGACGCTACCCGCGCTGTCCTGATGCGTGCCGCTTGTCGTGGTAGATCGCGCGTTATCCACATGTATAATGTCATTACCCAAGACAAACAGAATGCGCCCGATGCCGGATCCTGATGCCTTGCGGATCAGTTCGCGCGTGCCTTCCACCATGCGTTGCACGGCAATTTCGCGGCTGTAGGTGTGGCCCGTTTCAGTCTCAACACACATCTTACCAACATGCACATCTGCAAGATCAACGATCAGGAGGCAATCGCCACTGGGTGCGGGCCGGATTTCATACGCCGGGAATGTTTCGTCGCGCAGATCGTCAATCGCGCCGCGTATCATGTCAAGGAATTGGCTTGTTTCTTCGGATGACGTTGGCGCGGTCCATCGGTTGTTGCCGATCTTTTGGCCGCTGTCATCTAGGACCGCAACCCACCCGCCCTTGATTTCCGCGCCACCCAGACTGGACAGCTTCATCATGGCCCTTGCGCCTTCGGACAGGTGTAACCCGGCATCTACGGCGCGCTTATAGCGGCTGTTGAATGTCTTTACGGGCATTTTAAGCCACCGCGCGGCAGCGGATTGCGAGCCGTGCTTTCTTACGGCGTCAACGGCTTCCTGCATCGCCTCATGTGATAGAGGCGGCGCAGGCATTACATCAACTCCCCGTCCGACCATTCAGTGCCGCGCATGAAGGGGCAGGCGGTGCCGTTGCTGTATATCAAAAACATGAACCACGCGCCATCTGCGTGAACCCAAATCTGCACCGGGCCGCTACCCTGCCCCATGATGCCAAGCGCATCCACCTGCAACTCAAAGCCCAGATCAGCCATGATGCGCGGCGTCTGTTCAGGCGACAGACAGGGCATGTCTTGTGCGGTCGCGGTAGATGCGGCAATAGCAAGTGCGGCGGCGGCGAGTAGATGTTTCACGGTGTCTTTCCCTTATTTCAGTGCGGCAACCGCACATTCGTATTCGATCCCACGATAGGCCATTGTGTCAACGTAGCTGTCCCGGTGTGTCGGGCTTGTCTGCGTTCTCGCCAGCTTGGTGGCAATGTGAAGCTGGGCCACTTCCCGCGCGGTCAGGTCTCGCCCGGTCCATGCGTTGAATATGTCCGCAATGTGCTGCATGTTTTGGACTGGCGGGCCGTAGGTAATTTCCCTATCGCCCGCGGTCAGGGTTGCCGCCTCATGGAGGCAGGATACGCGCAGCGGATCAGTCACAGCGCACCATCCAAGATAACCAATATCGGCAGGCACTGTTCACGCGCGGCCGGCATACTTTCACCAGCCAATGCACCTGCACACGGTCCAACAAACGGAGCGCTGGCGTCAATTACCGCCGCCGCGCTGCCGGTCTGCAATGTCGTGCAACCGCTTAATCCTACCAGCATCAGTGGCACCAATCCCCAGGTCTTCAATGTCAATCTCCTTGCGCTTAGCGATGTAGCTTCGGGCATCAGCGTTTTCCGCTTGTGTTATGGCGTCACGGGTGGCGTCTCTGCGCGCGGCCATGATGATGCCCAGAAAGGCAATGACCGCCACCCACGCGCCTAGAATCCACCGCACGGGGCGGCTGGAAAGGATTGCGGCGATCATGTCGCCCACCCATACCGCTTGGCCATCGCATAGACGCCCTCAACCGCCGCACCCATGCCCAAAGACAGCACCAGCACAACGTCGGGATCCATTGCCAGCATCTCGCCAACCTCTGATCCGGCCAAGTATCCAATGCCGTAGCGCAGGATGATGCGCGCGAATGGTCCAAAGTTCGTCACGTGCGCTTGCCTTTAATAAGGGATGCCAGCAATTCAAGGATACGCGCCCAGAAGCCGGTTGCAGGTGCAGGTGTGTCAGGGGCCACAACGGGCGCGGGACGGGCCACAGGGCGCGATACCGGGGGCTGTAGGTATGCCGTGACCTGCGCCTCGGTTAATTGGCGCACGACTCGGCTATAAACAGGCTTGTTTGATGCGGACACCGCCATGACAGGAATGGTGCCGCCGGGGTAGCGCCCGGTTTCAAATATCAGCTTTTCGCGGTCTCGGCGATTGGCCAGCCCTTCAATGCGCACCATCTTGCCGTTTACGCGGCCCTTGTTCCAGAGCAGGAATGAATTTGCGGCCTTGCTTGGGTTGCCTGCATTCATGTGCCGCGCAACCGATGACGTCCCAAACCCACCCACGCCGATATTGAAGCAAAGCGAAACACACGCATCAAACTGTGCTTGCGTCATTGGCACGGTGATAGCGCGCAAAACGCCACGCTCAAAAACGCCAAGATGATCGCGGAACAGTTTGAACGACAGCAAAATGGCAGCGTCCAGATCGGCAGGCATGCCGCGCGCCATTTTGCTTGGGTCCGGCTCAAGGCCAGATGTTGCGGCGTGTCCGATGCCAAACGTCCAGACACCCACGGCATCCAGATATGGCGCAGGCACAAGCCCCTCCTCGCGGGCAATCTCAATTAGGCCCTTGATGCTGGTTTTCATTTTCCCATTCCCCTTAGCAGCGTCTTTATGTCCGACGCAATTTCATCAAGCCTGCGATCCATGCGGTCTCGACTTTCTTTCGCGGCTTCCATGTCCTCTCTGCGTTGAGACCACAGCCGCTTGATTTCAGTGCCGTTGGATATCCCGTTCGCCTCAAGGCGGATTAGCCAAGCAATCGCGGCGATGGCGGTAATGGCAACTGGCCACCACGTTCCTATCATTTCAGTCATGCCGACCCCGGTTGGCTAGGTGTCGCGCCCGCACGGTCCAAGGTTTTTCGCGCTGCGTCAACCTCATTTTGCCATGCACGTTGGCAGTGGTCCGCCTCATACCATGCGAGGAACCAGTCAATTCTGTCCCGACGCCGCGCCCATTCCGGGTCTGTCTTCCCGTCAATGTGCGCCCGTGCGCTGGTCGTCTGGTGGGTTGATCCGCTGTGTATCACTGCATTATACAAACGGCTGTTGGACGATATGACCATCTCAGCAAATCTGAGCAGGATGTAGGCGGCGCGTGTCACCCGGCAATTCCAAAGTGAGCGTCCATCTGTACATCGGTGACTTTCTTGGACAGCATCAACAGGCGCAGCAGAAGGTCATTGCGGTTGACTACCATTTGCCCAAGCGCGTTAATTTCCGCGATAACTTGCCGATCCGCACCTTCGATCTGCTGCGCGATTATGTCGGTGACGATCTGCGGCAATGCGTTACCCGGCACCCAAGCCTTTGCCTCTGCCGCCGTAATCCAACCCTCGCGCAAGGCAATCTTGGCAAAGTCGAGGCGGGGCATGGATGCGGCGGCGCGGGCTTGCGCCAGTGCGATTGCGGGGTCGGGTCTGCCAATCTTGATAATCATGCGCCCACTCCATCGGTCAAATCGGCTTCGTCAACGGACCATTCATTGCGCCATTCGCGGTCTGTTGGAATGTCAGCCACGTCCACAATCTTGTAGGGCTTGCCAGTTGGCACGTCCTTTGCGGCGATTTCTTCAATCGTCAGTCCGCAGTCAGCGGGAATGATAACTGCCACGCCGCCTTCGTCGTTTTGGTAAATGATGCGCTTATCCATTTTGGTTTCCTTTCAGTGGAAGATTGCAACGTTGCAACTTTCGCTGTCTAGACCCTCCCCGAAGCCACCGCCGTCATAAGTTTGCTTAAAGCGGTATGATGAAACAGACCTGTTAACTCTTGTGGGTTGGTAAAAGTAACGATCAGAGTTATTATGATCTAACGTGATTTGAACCGAATACTTCGTGTCCTGCATTGCCGTGGCAAAGTTGACCGTATAGTCGCCCGGACCATTATCCGTGATGCTGGACACATTCCCGCCTGCCCAAATTGACGGCGTGCCAGTGCCGTTAAAATTCACCCACGCGCGGGCTGCATATATAGGCGCTGAACCAGAGGCGTTCATCACATTAGGGATGGCTGTTCGTGTGTAAGCTGTCGTCGCAAGCTGCGTTGTGTTTGTCGCCGCCGAAGCCGTTGGTGCACTGGGTGTGCCAGTCAACTGAGGGCTTTCAATCGGTGCCTTGAGCGCAACAATTTCCCAGCTTGCCTTGAGCGCAACACTTGCCTTGCTTGCCTTGAGATCAACACTTGCAATGCTTGCCTTGGACTCAACACTTGCAATGCTTGCCGCACCAAGCGTTGTCCGCTGCGCCGCTGCGTCTGCGTCATCCAGCAAGGCCCAGCCC